ATTGAAATCCAGTTTAGTACAAGTACTATTCTGGTCTGGTAAGGACAAGTCCTTATTTCAGAAGCTCTCAACTGTTCAAGTAACAGTATTTTCGTTAGGCTGTTTAGCCAGATCGCGCGAGCGATAGTTTTCCCCTTGCTGGAATTACCTCAAGAGTTAGGTCAATTTTCAGTAATGGCAGAAGCTACCAAGGTAGCTGAAGTACCGCAAGTGGTACCTTTAACAGCAACGGTATCGTCCGCACAAAACGAAGTGGACGGAGTATCCACAACTGCTGTACCGGCCTCAGTGCCGGTACCAACACAACCAATTGTTATTCAAACGGCGGCGGGAATATCTGGGTCAATTGAAGACGTTAAAATATTGGAGGAAAATGAGGCAACAACGGGTGGGGAATCGGTTGCTGATGAAGAAACATCGCATTTGGATGCAGATGAATTTTATGCCTCAGAAGCAGAACAAAAAGACGAAAAAAGAAAATTGTTGGCGCGATTAAAGAAAGTGCAAAATGATTTAAAGTCATATGAAGATCATAAAATCAAGCAAACTGAAGGAATGATCGCTGCAAAAGAATTAATTGATCGAACACATTTTACTTTATTGGGTGATGATAAATCATTAGAATTTACACCACAAGAAAATCAAATTCTTTCCCTTATTGAAGAAGGGAGTAAACGCGCGAAAAGACAATGGGGTCGTTTACGAGGAGTGTTTAATACCTTATGGGCAATGAAGAGTGTTCGTTATGCTACAATTGGATCTTTGGGAGTGGGCGCTGTTGTTGCAACTATTGCAACAACTCTGTATTTAAAGCAAAAGCACAATAATGAAAAATTGGTAAAAAAAGAAGGATCAATTACGGATTGTCGTGCTTTGTACCGTGCTATTGAAACGCATTTTGGGATTTTAGTGTGTGCTTCTGTACCCTTTAATCTTTTTAAGCATGGTATTGGAAGAACTTTAAATTGGATACGAACGGCAGATGCAATTGTCGTGTTAGCAGCCAGTACCGCTGTTGGGTCAGCAGTGATTTACAATAGTGGTATTAAAAAAGTGTTTCGGGCCTTTGAAGATCATATTGATAAATTTAAAGAACTCTCTGTTAGTGAGATGCCAGCTGATTATCGTACTTTGGCACCAATGATCATTCCTTTAAAGGAACAAAAATTGGGATTCTTATCTTATCAAACGAAAGTTATTAAGAAACGATTTGATGAATTGACTGCACATGAAATGATTTGTGCAGCATATGAATTCAGTATGAGCAATGTATATCCGCCCGGATGGGAAGATATGTGGAAACGTGTGAGAGAAAATTATACAGTTTATTTGACAATTAAAAAACATATTTCTAAAGATTTAGCAGATTTTGTTGTGTCGAAACATTTTCAAATTGGTGTTTACGCTATAATTGTAGCGTATTTTATTTATGAACTGTATTTATGGTACTCAGAAGCCCCTGAGAATGAAGTTTATCGTGTGGATAAATTGTTGGGTGGGCCCGTTTCTGAAGTCACTGTTGGACTTCGTGAAGGAAGTCGGCCTTTTAGTAAAGAAGGCGGAAATCGTGGCAAACAAAAAAAGAAATGGCGTGGTAGCCGAAATTTCAAAGGTTATGGAGGAGACTATAAACGCCAGCATGGCCAATGGATGAAGGAAATTGGCAAATTTAATTTGTATGATGCAAAAATGGATCAACAAATGATGAATGAACAGCGTGCGTGGATTGAAGAGCGTTTGGATGATAATATAGCAGTAACAAAAGAAGCATGGGAACAATATATGGCTCGTGTTAATTATCAGCGACAAATTGAAGCATTGCAAAATGTTTATGATTCTGATGATGATTTTGATGAAGATCGAAGAGATGAAAAAGAACAAAATCGTGAATGGAATGCAATGGAGAATCAAGAAATTGAAGATGAATTGTTGGCTGATTTGGATGTTAAGGAAGGAGCTGAACAATCGCCAAACGTTTTATTGGAAAAACAATCAAAATTGGAGGAAGATAATAAACGAATTAAAGAAGCATTTGATAGATTATCAAAACAAATAGCAGATATGAAGAGTGAAAATGTTTCATTACGTTTAAAATTAAAGGAAGGTGAAATTCCTATTAAACCTCCAACTCAGAGTGAAGCGGAAGAAATGTTTAAACAAAAAACATGGCGAGGTATTCCACAAGGAATCCTTAAACCTCCGCCTGTGATTGAAAATATGGACGAGAAAGTTTTGACTTTTAAGTGTGAAAAGTGTGCTCGAACTGTTGGATTAAAACCAAAAATTAATAAAGCTGCATCAAATGAAATTTATCCGAGTAAAATGTATGGTATATTAAGAACATCATTATTACCGGGTATTCCCAAAAGAGATTGGGAACGTTATTGTATTCACTTGCGTAATCGTGGACAAAAAAATTTATGTCCCGAGTGCAATGATGAACGAAAAGCGAAATTATTGAAGCAACAAGAAAAACCATGGCGTAGGGAAGAAGAATTGAAGAAGGAAGGAGCAACAAGTCTCCCGCCTTTTATTTTTAAAGATTACGTACAATATTATATTAAAGTTTGGGCAATTGATAATGAATGTGAAGACACAGAATTTAAGCAAATATGTGATGATGATGAACGGTTATTTGAAGCAGGTTGGGGATATAATTATCAGGGAAAATGGATTATGCCACAACATTTGGTTTATAAAAATGCATATACTGATATGAGTACACAACAAGTTAAACGATTTTTATTAGTAAATTATAAAAATGAACGAATTGTCGTATCAGTCGCAAATGCATTGAAAAATATACCATCTGCAGATTATTTGGAATTTCAAGCAAAAACTGTGAATTTTGTTCCCGCTGTGCCTTTAGCAAATTGGTATCAGGGAAAATGTTATACTTGTAATCCAATGGATTTTAAAGCAGAAACTTCAAAATTATCTTCAGGTTATTCACCTGTAGTGGGACATTATGATGATTGGACTACTGCAGGTTGGTCCGGATTAATTGTTTGGCAATCGAAAGAACCGTTGAATAAAACGAATGTAAAATTAGGATGCGTTGGAATGCACATTGAAGGCGGTCATGATTGGAAATATGCCGAACAGTCATATCCGAATTATTTTGTGTCAAATGCATTATTGGGAAAAAACTTTTAGTGGCATACGCTTGGGATGATTATTGGGAAGATTTTTTTAATTTTACTCAGCGTATGCCGAAAAATAAATTATCACACGAGTATGAAAAATATTTATCACATGTTCCATTAATAACAGTTTTTCCTAAAGTAACAAAAGTTGAGCAAAAAGAAGTTCAAAATCCCTATTTTTATGATTTTTTAAAGAAAAATTATCCGGAATTTAAAATACCGGAAAATAAATGGCGTATTCCAGAACTTTCTGTTGAAAAATCTTATCAAGAAATTAGTAAGTATTGGGAAGGAAAAGAAGTTAAATATGATGACCATTTATTTCAATTGTCTCAAGAATTAGTGTTTTTGCATTATAAATATTGGATGCGAAACACAGGGCAATTATCACTCAATGAAGTGATTGATTCATGGGATAAATCTTCTTCAGCCGGTTTTTATTATAATATGAAATATAAAGACACGAATGAATTCATTGAAAAAGAAAAAATTATACAATTACTTATGCGTTGGGATGAACGATTACGATCCAATCGTCCATTACCTGATATTTTTGTATCTTCACTTAAACATGAAGAATTACGACCAATCGGTAAAAACCCAAGAACGTTTATGGGATCAGGAAAGAGAATGTTAGCTTGGAAGCAAGTTCTCTTTAAATCACAAAATGATGCTTTAACAAAGTATCATCGGCATACATGGATTAAAAGTGGTTTATCGAATTATCACCGTGGGTTTCATCAATTATTTGAAACTTTAAAAATTAAAGGTGGAAAGAACCCTTTGTTTTGGGATTCAGATGTTTCTGGATGGGATAGAAGTGTCCCAGCAATATTATTGGAAGCGGAATTGCAATTGCGAATGCGATTTTGGCCAGATAATATGCGAACTAAAAAGAACATTTTAAGGGCAAAACGATTATATGATTTAACCATTAATTCATTTATTATACTTGAAAATGGAGAAGTTGTTCAAAAATTTAAGGGACAACCTTCTGGTGATGCAAATACATTGCCAACAAACTCATGGATTCATGAAATGGTTGCAGTTTATTCACTGTTAACAATGATTCCAAGAGAAATCTTAAACAATATGAGTATGTTGGAAGTTTATAACCTTATTTATAGTGTTGAAATGGCTTTTATGGGAGATGATAATCTTGGAGCTGTTGACTTGGATAAATTTCCATGGTTTAATACAAAAAAATTACAAGCAGGTTATGAATGTTTTGGATTTGTATTGAAAAGTATTACATCATCACCGATTTTGGAAGAAAGAGAATTTTTGAGTAGAAAGTTTATTAAACGGGACAATACATGGGTCCCTTTGCCGAATCGTGAGAAAATTTTATGCCAATTAATGTATGGCAATCGTGGAACCCATCCTAAAGAATTATTGCAACGAGCTTTGGGTTTAATGAGAGAAAGTTGGGGTGATGCCGAATTATTTAAGGTAGTTCGACATTATTGTGAATGGATGTTTAACACATTTAATCTGGCATTGAGTGAAATTAGAGATGATTTACCATCGCTGGAAATTTTGCAATCGCAGTTTTCTACTGATGCGCAGCTTAAAGAAGATTATTGTTCGGCAAGCTTTTAATTTGAAAAACCGAACAATTGCGCAAATACGGTGAGTACCTTAGGGGTCGCCGAATCTCAAGCAGAAAATTTTGCACGTAGTGCATATTTACACCTTTTTTTAGCGTGTAATTTGTCGGAAGAAGAAGAAGGCTTTGAACAAAAGTTAATCTTCCATAAAAGACAATATCTTTATTTTTGTAATTTGGCATTGACGACAATTCCGATTCAGAGAATATTGGATATATTTGTTATTTGCAATGCCGGTGAAATCGAAAAAGATATACAAAGGAATAAAGAAGCAGGAAAAGAAGATTGCAAAGAAGGAAGTAAAGAAAGCAAAGACTATGATAAAACGTAATCATAAATGGACCATTGCTGCAAGTGCATTGGGCTATCACGGTGGTTATGATCGTAGTTCTGGTTTCTTTGGCGGAAAAGGTGGAATTAAAACAGGACATACAGAACAAAAGTTACAAACAGGTGTTAAATTAAAAGAAGCACCAGCGCGTTCAACTGCAATGTTTTCGCCTTATTACACAACGAAGAAAAGTGGTAAGGATGGTTTAATGGTAAGTGGCCTTCAAAAATGGGCACAAATTGGTTATGATAATACTTCAACAACAGCCAATAAACAGTGGTTGTTTATAAATACTCAATCGGCTGCTCGAACGGCTTTTTTGGAAATTAATCCTGATGCAATTGGTGGTGCAATTACCACTGATGCGCAGAGTTATGAATATTTTTTAATGAAAGAATTTGAAGTTATTTTTGTCGTACCATCAACATCTTATTCATTATCTGCGGGTTCAGGTGGAACTCCAGTAATGACACCGAGCACATTGGATAATGTTAATATGGCAGTGGGTTATTTTAATGATGATAATATTGCAGCATTAGAAACAATTGATTATTCTGCATTGCAAGCATCAAATAATATGTTTGAACATCAAACTATCTCACCATGGGGTGGATTTAATTGGAAACCCAAAAATGTTAAAATGCGGCAGGTTAAATGGTTTAATACAGAATTAACACAATCAACTGCTGCTGATAAACATATGTGCTGTCAGGGTATTGTTTACGGATTTTATGATCAAAATGTGTTCACAACGGCTACAACCGGAACACAAAATTTTAAGATTGGAGATGTTTATATTAAATATAAAATGCAATTAAAAGGGAGAATTTCAACAAATGGTATTACAGCTGAATTGCAGAGTAAAGCAGCTTGTGGTGCCGTTTATAATGCATTGAAAACATTGGATGAAGAAATTCGGAAAGATAGTAAGGATGATGGATATACAAGTAATTCACTTATGCGGCGTTTTGATACAAAAATGAAAAAATTAAAAGCGGCAGCATATTTGAGTGATCCAGTTCCTTCGAATGCGGCACAAGCAACCACTAAAGTGATAATCGTTGACAGTAAATATGATGGTACTGACGCTACAAAATTGGCGACAGTTTCAACGAATACATTGCAGTGTGCCTCAACCATTTCTGGAACGCAAGCTGTTAATGTTACGCAGGTTGGTGGATCAAATGTTACAGCAGGATTCTTGCCGACTGATTTGAAAAGAATTAATGGAACGACAATTTCATCAGTGGCAGGTGTGCCGAATGTAACGGTATCAAATGTTAGTGCATCAAATATTCCTGTTGTTATACAGGATGGAACAGCATTGGGCACAAATTACTTGACAGTAAGTTCTAATGCTGCGAACGTGGGTCTTGCAGGATATGCAGGAACAACCTTAACTTCAACGGGTCTACCGGTAAATGTTAACGGTTGTAATGGTGCGACATTTGTAAATACATCAAATCCATCAGGTGGTGGATTATCACAAAATAGTTCATTACCTGTTCAGATTTGGGGATATGATAGTGCAGGACATTTATTAGCTCAAAGTCTATATAATAGTACTGCATCATCTGGCACTTCATCAAACGTTTCATCTTTGGTAGTAACAGGTTTTACTGGTACTGATAATGAGACGAAAAGTGCTCCAATTTCGCCGACTGAGAGTATGGATGGTTTTGTAACTGTAAAGAAGAGAGACTATAAAGCTGCACTTAAACGTGGGCTTGAAATGCCAATTAAACAAATTGGCGACAAAGCTGTTATCGACCCTATCGATAAGAGTGTTGTGAAAGATAAAAAGGAAAGTAAGAAATAACTGTGCGAATAAACGCTTAGGCCTTGCGCGGGGTAACCCTCAATATAGGTAAAGTAGTATCGTGTGGTTTGAAACACTTTTTATGTCGTAGTGAATATACATAAAAGAGGGTTGTAAATTACAACTTTGGGAGGTCCTTTTTCCGTCCCTTAGTGTGAAGAACAATGAATTCGTTCTTATCACTCCTTTGTTC